GTGCTTTCTTTGAGGAGTTTAGAGCTACACCTGAACCTCAGAGCTGTTATGAAGCAGGTATTACAGAGGAAGAAGCTCTTATAGAGCATAGGTGGACTCATGTTATTAAGCCTTTCAATATACCTAAAGAGTGGAAGATATACAGAAGTTATGACTGGGGATATGGTAAACCTTTCTCTTGTGGTTGGTGGGCTGTGGATTATGATGGCTGTGCTTACAGAATACTTGAGTTATATGGTTGCACCGGTACTGCTAATGAGGGTGTGCATTGGTCTAATAAAGAGCAATTTGACAAGATAGCAGAGATTGAAAGAGAACATCCATACCTCAAGGGTAAAAGAATACAAGGTGTGGCTGACCCTTCAATATGGGATGGCTCTCACGGTATATCAGCAGCAGAAGAAGCAGAGAAACATTCTTTATGGTTTGAAAAAGGAATAAATGACCGTATAGCCGGTTGGATGCAAGTACACGAAAGGTTAAGGTTTGACAAGAACGGCAAAGCAATGATTTATTTCTTTGATACTTGCAAGGACTCAATAAGAACTATTCCTCTAATGATGTATGACGAGCATAAACCGGAGGATTTGGATAGTGATTTAGAAGACCATGCTTGTGATGAAATAAGATACTTCTGTATGATGCGACCTATTGCACCGAGAAAAGAAGTTATCAAAGAAATACCTAAGTATGACCCACTTAATCAATTTACTGATAGTGGAACATATAATAAAGCTATTTTCAGGAGGATATGATGAAGATATTTAACAAGAAAGAACAACAGCAAGAGGCTACACCTCAAAATCAGGCTCAGGTTCAAGGACAGATGCCACAGACACAGCAGCCAAAAAGTGAATTGGAAATAAGGGCAAGGAACGAGATGGCAATGTTTGAACATACTGCAAAGAAAAAGCAAATGCAAGCTCAAATGAAGCCTAAAATCGGTAGTGAGGAGGTTATGAAGGCTTCTGAAATACTCCGTAAGTATAAGTCCGGTAAAGCTCGCCTTGAGCAGAAAATTATTGCAAATGAGCAGTTTTGGAAGCTCAGACAGTGGAATTATATGAATGACGGTACAACAGATTTTAAACCTGCTACACCGTGGCTATGGTCTTGTATTCAGAGTAGATATTCTGATGCTATGGATAGCTACCCTACTTGTAATTTTCAGCCTCGTCAGCAAGATGATAAGATTGAAGCTCAAAAACTGTCCTCTATTGTACCGGTTATCCTTGAGCAAAACAGATACGAGGATGTCTATTCTGATGTTGTTTGGTACACCTTAAAACACGGAGGAAGTATTCAGGGTGTATTTTGGGATGGCTCTAAGCATAACGGACTCGGTGATATATCCATTAAGAAGATTGATTTTATAAATCTATTTTGGGAGCCGGGCATTACAGATATTCAGGAATCACAAAACATATTTAATACTGAATTAGTGTCTAATATTCTCTTAGAGCAAAGATACCCTCAGTGTAAAGGCAAGTTGGGTACACAGTCTGTAACACTTGCTAAGTACCTTTATGATGATAATGTTGACACCTCTGATAAGTCAGTAGTGATAGATTGGTATTATCATACTTATGTTAAAGGCAAGAAAACATTACAGTATGTTAAGTATGTAAATGATATAGTGCTGTATGCCACTGAAAATGAAATCAATCCTCCTGAGAAGGTTATAGTTGACCCTGAGACCAATATACCTCTTACTGTTCCATTGGGTGAGGCTCTTGCTACAAGAGGACTTTATGACCATGCTTTATATCCCTTTGTAACAATGGCTTTATATCCAGTTGAAGGTAGTATATGCGGTTATGGTTTGACCGATGTAGGCAGAGACACGCAGATACAGATAGACCAATTAAACAAGGCTATAACAGATAATGCCGTTGAGGGTGCTTCTCCTCGCTATTTCGTCAAGGGTGATGGAACAATTAACCTTGATGAATATGCTGATAAATCAAAGAAATTCGTACATGTTGAGGGTAATATCGGTGAAGAAAACATAAGACCGATGGATACCAAGCAATTAGATACGATATATGTTAATTTCCTCAATCAGAAGATAGAGGAGCTTAAATATGTTACAAGCAACCAAGACTCTAATAATGGTGTAGCTCCAAGCGGTGTTACTGCTGCCTCTGCTATTGCCGCATTGCAAGAAACAGCCGGTAAAAATGCAAGAAGCTCTAATAAAACATTCCATAGAGCATATAGAGATGTATGTTATCAGATTGTAGAGCTTATCCGTCAATTTTACGATATACCGAGAACCTTCCGTATAATGCCTGACGGTATAAAGGAGCAGTTTATTCAGTATGACAATAGCGGTATTGTAGCTCAAGAACAAATGACTATGGGTGCAAATATTGGCTTGCGTTTACCTGAGTTTGATATTGATGTAACCTCTGAAAAAGCTAATCCATACAAGAAAATGGAAATCAATGAATTAGCATTGAATTTCTATAATCAAGGCTTCTTCAATCCTCAAATGACAGACCAAGCCTTAGCTTGCTTGAATATGATGGACTTCACCAAGAAAGAGGAAGTAATGCAGAAAATACAAGAAAACGGCACTCTTGCTGAAATGCTTGTATTGTATCAGCAAATGGCTTTACAGTTTGCAAATCAAATCAATCCTATGTTGGGTGAACAGGTTGCAAATCAAATACTTTCACAGGGCGGTCAACCTTTACCTCAATCAAATGGAGTGGGTATGAATACTGATTATTCCGGTGAAGCGGCTCACATGGTAAAAGCAAGAAGTACAGCGAGAAATTCTACTCAAGCTGATTAGGAGATAACTATGATAAATATAACATTTAAACCTGAAACCCTTGAATTGAAATTAGACGGACACGCAAATTATGAGGAAAGTGGTAAAGATATAGTCTGTTCGGCTGTATCTACCCTTTTCTATACATTGGGTAATGCTTTATTTCAATCAGAGGAAATGCTTACAGAACCTCCTACATTTAATGAGGAAAAAGGATATTTATGCTGCACTCCAAAGGAAGAATACAAGGGAAATATCACTCGTACATATTGGACTATTCTTGTTGGTTTGGAAATGGTAGCAGAAAATTATCCTCAAAATGTAACTTTTAAAGTAGAAGGTTAGAAATAGCACCTCATAGGTGATTAAAATATAATCATAAGGCTCGCATCCTAAAATGCAGAAATGAAAAGGAGCATTGATATATGCTTAAAAAACTATGGCTCAATCTTCAATTATTCGGTGAGGGTGGAGATAGTGGAGATGGTAGCTCTGCTGTTTCTACCGGAGATAATCAGATTGACACTTCAGGAGAAAAGATACCTGCCTCCATCCCTGAGAAGGCAAAAAAATATTATCAGAAGGCTATGGAAAAGACCTCTGCTAATTCAGCAGTATCTACTCCCTTAGCATCTGAACCGGTTCAACCTACCAATGAGCCAAAAGCTACAACAGAAAAGATTCCTTATGCAGATTTAATTAAGTCTGACGATTATAAGGAAGAACACAAAGCCTACATGGATAAAACCATAGGAGACAGACTCAAGAAGTATAAGGGGATTGAAGAAATCTCCGGTAAGCAGAAAGCTATTCTTGATATTGTGGCGAGTAAATACGGAGTCAATCCTGATGATGAAAATTTCCTCGAGGTACTTCAGCAAAAGATTGATACCGATGATTCGTATGTTGAAAATTATGCTATGGAGCATGATATTTCAAACGAAGAAGCTCGAAGGATTTTAAACATGGAGCGAAAGGTAGCTCGAATGGATGCAGAAAAGGCGGCTATTGAAGCTGAAAAAGCTGAAATGGCTAAACAAGAGCAAATGAGACAACAGATTATGTTACTCAGACAAAATGCTGAGAAAACTAAATCACAGTTCCCTCAATTTGACCTTGATACCGAAATGCAAGATGAGAGATTTCGCAAACTTTGTGCTGTGAACAATGGAGATACCACTGCTGCTTATATGGCTTGTCATTGGAATGAAATACTACCTGCTACAGTGCAGATGGCTTCAAGACAGATTCAAGCTCAGACAGCTCAGGTGGTTGCCTCTAATAAGGCAAGACCGATTGAAAATGGTTTATCTTCCTCTGCTCCTTCTGTTGTAGAACAAGATTTTAGCAAAATGAATCTTAAAGAATTAAGACGATTTGCAGATGAACAACGAAGAAAGAAAACAGGGAGATAAAAAAATTCAAGCCTCCCTGTTATGTGGAGGGAAAAATTATGTTTGAAATTATTTCTAAAGTAATGAATTTACAGCTTTTTGCTGATGCAACAGTTATTGATAGCAATGTTGTATCACCTATCAATGTAACCGGTCAGAGTTCAATGTCTCCGACCATGAAAACTTTCTATGACACTACTCTCTTGGAAAATGCAAGAGAAGCTATGATTTTCACGCAGTTTGGCAAGAAACAGCCTATGCATGGAAATAAAGTTGAGTGGAGAAAGTTCAATACCTTTGCTAAGGCATTGACACCTCTTACTGAGGGTGTAATTCCTACCGGTCAGACCTTTGGTATGACTAATGTAGAAGGCACTATCACTCAGCATGGTGATTTCACAGCAGTATCAGACCGTCTTGAGCTTGAGTCTTATGACGATGTTATTTTCGGTGCTACTGAGGAAATGGGTGCTGCTGAGGGTGAAACCTATGACACCTTAACAAGAAATATTCTTATTGCAGGTAACTCAGTAAGATATTGTCCTAACGGTGAGACCGAAGTTACTTCAAGAGCAGCTATTACCAATGCTTGTGTACTTACACCTGATGTAGTAAATAAGGCTGCAACATGGCTTAAAAAGAACAAAGCACCTAAGATTGATGGTTGGTATGTTGCTCTCATTCATCCTTCCGTTGCTTTTGACCTTAGAAACTCTACTGAGTGGAAAGAGTTCCATAAGTACAATGCTGTAGAGCCTATTTTCAAGGGAGACATCGGAGACCTTCATGGTGTTCGTTTCATTGAAACTAATGAGGCTAAGGTATGGAAGGCTGGCAAAGATGGTGCTTCCGTATATGCTACCCTTTTCTTAGGTAAGGATGCATTTGGTGTACTTGACCCTGAAGGCGAAGGTATGGAAATGATTGTTAAGACTAAAGGACAGATTGGCGGTCCTTTGGAGCAGTTCAGCACTATTGGTTATAAATTCTGTCATGGTGCAAAAATTCTTTATCAGGAAAGATTGCTCCGTGTTGAGTCCGGCTCATCTCTCGGTGCAGATGACAGCGAAAACTAATTAAATATGGGGAGTAGATTCGCCATCTGCTCCCTGTAAATAAATTTTCTTTGGAGGAAATTATGGCAGAGACAACTAAAAAAACAACAGATAATGCTAAACGCAAAGTAACTGTGCGTTTACCTCGTAATCCGGGTCAAAACGCAAGACAAGAGGAGTTCTTTTCGGTCAACGGCAGAAACTACCTCATAAAAAGAGGAGAAACTGTTGAAATTTCAGAAGAAGTTGCTGAAGTTATCCGTAACAGTGAGCAGGCTGAAGATTATGCTATGAAGTATGTTGAAGGTCTTGCAAAAGCTGAAGAAGATAAAAGAAAAGAATTTAATTAACTAAGAAAGTGAGGAAGGTTTAGGCATTGAGGCTTAAACCTTCTTTTTAGATAGGAGGAAAGTATTATGACAATAAAAGAATGTATAGATATTGTCGATGACCTGAAACCTAATCAGTATTCTACTAAAGTTAAAGTTATGTGGTTATCCTTTATTGATGAAATTATCATTAACGATGTTTTGAAAACTCATAAAGGATATGACGGTAGATATGACGGTTTTACAGGTTATTCAGAAGATAAGCTATCTGTACCGCTTATTGTGGAGAGTCCTTACGATAGATTATATACTGCTTACCTAAAAATGAAAATTGACGGTGAGAACGGAGAAACCACAAGATATAACAATTCGGCTGGTTTATTTAACAGTTATATGATGGAATATCGAAAGTTTTATAACAAAACTCACATGCCTTTAAGTGCAGCAGAAAGAGAAAAGGCTAATTGCAAAGCTACCAAGTTAGATGTAACAGAGGCTCAATTAGAATATCTTAAACGAGAGCTTTATCCTATATTGGCAGAGGATATTAACAAAGCTGTTTCTGATGACAAAATTTACGATATTGTTATGAACTATGTAAATAACAATATGGAATTGCTCACGGGTGCTGTTGCAAAGGATGTAAATATAGCATTAGAAGTCAAAACAAAACAAGGTACAGTTGTATCTCCAAATGCAGACTTCGCAGAGGTCGCAGAATGGGCTGATGGCAATCCTTATGACGAGGACAGAACAGGCTATTTTGTTTGTGCTAATGTTCCTTTAAACGGTATTGTTATGAAAAAGGCTACAAGCATTGATGATGTTAAGGGTGTTACAATCCTTGCTCCGGCTTTTGCAGGTAACTATACCAAAGATAAACTCGACAGCAAGGGAAACTTATTACCAAAGTATAGTTTTGTAGCAATAATAGGTTTTGTACCGGTAATTGACAATGGTACTTGTACTGTAGGCGGTAGATGTATGCCTGATAATAATGGTTGTGCTATTCCGTCTAACAATAGTATGGGGTATCAAGTTGTAAACCGAATTGATGAAAAGCGAGTGCTTATAATCATAGAGCCTAATGGTGATATGGTGCAACGCATTAAAACTAAAATAAATATTATGCAAGAGGATATAGAAAACCTTGCACCTGACAAAATCTACAATCCTGAAAGTACAAAAGCACAGAGTGGTGAAGCAGTAGCTCAAGCTGTAGAACAAAGTTTAGGATATGTAAATATGGCTCTTGCGGCATTAGTGGAGGTTGAATGAGTCTAAAAACAGTTGATTATTTGCAAGAATTAAATGTTCAGAAAAATATATTAACTGCTCATTTGAATAAAACCAATATTACAGTAGATGAAGCAGAAAAATTTAACCTTTTAATTGATAAAGTTGGAGAGGTTGTTGAGACTCCAAGAATTGAGATTGAGTATAGCGGTGAAAACATAGTCAGAGCAAGATTATTTTACCTAAAATCTATACCTAATTATTTATTTTATAAGCAACCTTTAACAAGTGTAGCTTTATATCATTCAGATATAAAATCTATTGATGATTATGCCTTTGCTAATACAAGGCTAAGTAGTTTTACTATACCTGATACTGTTGAAAGCATAGGAAATTACGCATTTTATCAATGTCCTATAAGTAGTTTGCAAATTCCTAAAAGTGTAATAAGTATAGGTAACTATGCTTATAATGGTACTTCAATAAAGGAATTGAATATACCAAGCAATGTAACTTCTATTGGTAGCCGTGCTTTTTATGAATGTGGCTCTTTGAGAAAAATTACCTTGCCTGATACACCTGTTACATTAAGTGGTGATATTTTTGGTAGGACAGCTATAACAACTTTTGATTTTCCTGAATGGTTGACAGATATTCCGGGTCAAATGTTTTATTGTTGTTATTCGCTAAGGCTTACTTCTTTACCAAATACCATTGTTTCAATCGGTAGTGGAGCTTTTCAGGCTACGGCTTGCACCTTTACAGTCATACCTAATAGTGTAACCACCATAGGAAGTAGAGCTTTTGTAGGTATTCCAAGCACATCACTAACAATCCCTAACAGTGTAACTTCTCTTGGTTCAGGTCTGTTTGCTGCTTCAGCTTCTGTAGCTAAGTTGTATTTGAATTGTAATTGTATGATACCGAACAATGTAATAGCTGATTCTATGAATAAAAACTCAAAGCTAAAATATGTTGAAATTGGTGCAATAGGTATTAAGCAAACAGCTTTTAATTATTGTACCGGTTTATTAAAAGTTTGGATAAGAGAAAGCTGCACAACTATTGAGGCTACAACAAATTATTATCCGTTTAGTAATTGTAGGAGTGTTGTGCTTTATGTAGAAGCAGATAGCAAGCCTGAAGGTTGGGCTGATGAATTTAATAAGGTAGCAACCGGAGTCTATGCAAGTGTTAATTATGGGGTCAAAACAAGTCCATTTTAATTTTTTTAAGAAAGAAGAATGATAATGAAATTACCATTTACACCATCGGTCAATAAGATTAACGGCAATTATTATTTAATTCCGTGTAAATCAGGTACACCATACAGAACAATCATTAAATGTGATGAAAACACAGCTAAGATAGTCAATATGTTAAGTACCAATATCAGTGAAACTCGAATGTTGGATAAAGCTAAAGAAATATTTGAAGATTTCTCTGTGTCAGAGCTTTTATCTATGATACGCAAAGTGCGAAGTATCATAAAATCCCATGAGTTTAAAGAGAAAGTATTGGAGGTTATTGAGATATGAATGTAATCATACCTAAGACTGTTAGCGAATATGAAAAACAACATAATGTAGCTACTAAGGCTGAAAACATTTGTAAAAAGCTAATGACTACGGCAGAACAAGACATTATGATGAAAAATTACGATGCTGCTAATACGAATTGTGATGCTGTTTGCTTATATGTTTTGTATAAAAAATATGGATTTACAGCAGAGCAGTTGCGTGAATATTTTGATGAAGTAACCGATACTTTAAAAGCTGAAAGGGATGCTGACTTGTATCGTGCAAGTTACGGTAAGATTCCTCAGTTGACAGCTCTTAAAGAGGAAATAGGTGTTGACCTTGAGGCTTGGAATAAGGAGAAGGAGGCTGAGTTTAATGTCTAATCTCCCCACCACAGCCGATTATTTATCAGAATTGGCTAATCAAAAATCTCTTTTGGCGGCTAAACTTGCTGCTGAAGGCACAGGTGCTACTAATAATGATACATTTAATACTCTTGTAGAACAAGCTCAGGAACTTCACGGTACTGATAAAAAATATAGTCCTACTTCGGAGAAAGCACAGTCCGGTATTGCTGTTGCTGAGGGTATAGATGACTCAGTGGGAGAAATAAATTCTGCTCTTGCAAGTCTTGTTGAACCTAGTGAAATTGACCCTGAGATATGGCTGAATGAAACAGTTGAGGCGGCAGTTGAGGAAATCAAGGCAGAAAATGAAGCAACTATAGCTACAAGAATTGAGGAGGCTGTTACAAATTTATCTACAGAAAATGAAGCCTCCATTAAAAAGCAGGTAGCTGAAGCTGTAGATAACCTTGAGGCAAGTGTCCGTAGGTCTTTTATAGCAAATGCTAAGAGAGTTACAAATGGTAATGTTGTTTTTGAAGAAAATACTATTTATGTAATCGTAAAAGCACCTGCTGAAAATTCACTCATAGTTTATAATCCTGATACATTAGAGCCGGTAACAATTTCAGATAGGCATTATTGCATTATTGTAGGAAATACCGGAGATGATGTTGCAGATTCGGTATGTGCTACAGTAATCTCATATCCTTCACTTGACCCTCAGCTATATGTTGTTAAAAGTAGCACTCTACAAGGTGCTATGACATGGAATGGTACAGCAATAATGTCAGTTGTTAAAAACGCATTGGTGGTCTGATATGTTTGAACAACTTTATAGTGGGAAGATATTGTATGAGATTATCTTTGATAAAGAACCTTATATTTTAGATTGGCAAATAAATACTTTAGTAAGGTTGGCTGATGGAGTATTTTTGCCTGATAAATTTATAGGTCTTAGTACAATAACCGAAAGTGTGATTGGTTCAATAATTTTCTTTTCCTATGAAGAAGCACAAAAGAGACTTGATTGCATTAGTAAAAGAGGTGAGTAATATGTGTCCTCATTGCTTATTGATGATAGCACTCGGTACTATTGGCTCAGGCACTCTTGCGTGTCTATCATTCTTCAGACTTAAATTACAAAAGATAAAACAAAAGTATAACGATTGGAAGGGTAGAAAATGGCTATAGAAAACAGCACCGCAAAATATATACAAGGGTTGATAAATAATCAGCAGCAATTAGCAGAAAACCTAAATAAAATGGGAGTTTCGGCTTCAGCTTCAGAACGATTTGACGGATTGATACCTAAAGTTCTTAGTATTCAATCAAGAGTAGGTATTGTATCAGATACTTGGATTCCGGTAGGAAATTCAACAGAATACATAATTGAAAATATCAATTTTATTCCGGCTAAAATTGCAATGGCTTGTGATGAGGTTTTAAATCGTGGTAACAATATGGTTGTTCAAGGAACAAATCTTATAGCAATATTCAATGTAGATTTTCCTATGGACTCCACTAAGGTCATTGAGCTTAATGAAAAAGGTCAGGTAGTAGTTGAAAGTTTCAACTCAAATGTATTTATTACAGTAACAAAACAATCTGATGGTCTTTATAAAATTGCTTTGTCATTGGAAGAATTAAATGCTGTTTCTGCCACTCCCTATTGTTTTAAAGGTGGATATGAGCATACTTGGGTAATAACTGATGAAAGGTGGTTTACAGAATGAGATATTATAAAACTGTTGATGAGGAAGGTAATCTCATAAGACTTGATAAAAGCACCGTAAAGGCATCCGGTACAGAGATTGACGAGACGGAATATAACATGTTGAAAGCTGTTATACAAATTGAAGTCAACGGAGAGGATGTTAATGCTGTTTCAGAAAGGATGGCATAAATTATGACACCTGAAGTCCTACTATCTCTTACCGGTGATGTTATGGTAGCCGTAAGAGCTAAAGATATATATGATGTTTTAGATTTAGTCCGTGTAAAGAAAATAGCATCAGGTCTTTTGCCATATCACGAAGATTATGATTTCAATAAAGATGGTGTGGTAGACGAGGCTGATGTTACTTGGCTAAGAAAATTTATATTAAATAATTTTTAAGGAGATAATATTATGTCAAATATTTTAAAAGGAATAGATGTAAGTAAGTATCAGGGTACTATTCAATGGGATAAGGTTAAGCCTAACATTGATTTTGCTATCTTGCGTTGTGGTTTCGGTAGTGATATTGCAAGGCAAGATGATGTATGTTTTGAGAGAAATGTAGCTGAATGTGAAAGGTTGAATATTCCTTTTGCGGTATATCTTTATAGCTATGCTACAACCGAACAGAAGATTGACAGTGAGATTGCTCATACTTTAAGGCTGATTGGCTCACATAAGCCGTTTTGCGTTTACTTTGATATGGAAGATAACTCAACTACTAAGCTTGGCAAAGCTAAATTAACGGCATTTGCAAAGAGATTTTGCGAAGGCATAAAGGCTAAGGGTTTTAAAGTTGGTGTTTATGCAAATGAAAATTGGTGTAAAAATTACCTTGATGTTGCAGAGCTACATAAATTAGGTTATTCAATTTGGTGTGCTAAGTATTCAAGTGCTAAGCCTAAGATTGCTGCACCTTATGACATTTGGCAGTATTCTTCAAAAGGCAGAGTTGACGGTATAAATGGCAATGTTGATATGAATTATATGTATAATGATGTTCGCAATGCCACTCAAGCCGTTAAAAAATCCAATGAGGAGATTGCTCAGGAAGTAATCAACGGATTATGGGGTAATGGTGAGGAACGCAAGAAGAAGCTCACCTCTGCCGGATATAATTACTCTGCTATTCAGAAGATTGTAAATGAGCTTGCGAAACCTAAGAAGAAAAGCAATGAGGAAATTGCAAAAGAGGTTATAGCCGGTAAATGGGGTAACGGAGCAGCAAGAAAAGACCGCTTAACAAAAGCTGGATATAATTACTCTGTGATTCAAAAACTTGTAAATAAAATGATGTAAGGAGGTACTATCTATGTTATTTCCAACATTTCAAGAAGTAACAAGATATAGAGAGATGACTACAGCCTTTGGAGGATATAATCATCAGTTGTCCTGTCAAGAGGGTCAATTTTATGATA